GCCCTTAATTTTTTAAACTAAATACTTAATTAAGCTTGTTCTTTAGTTTTAAGAACCATATAGTCGTTAGAGACACCGTTGATCTTACCGGCAACTAATAAGCTAGCATTTAAGATAGCTTTAGCATACCAAGTAGAGAAACCTTGTGCTAAACCACCATCTGGTGTTCCAAGTAATTGTGTTGGAACGATGGCCATATATGGAGCGTAAACACCAGCAGATGACATTAAGTCAGAGCCGTTTAAACCAAGGAAGAATTCGCCTGGTAATAATGCTGGAGAAACATAAATGTTGATACCATCTAATTCACCAACTTTGTAAGGACCATTCATCTTAGCATTCTTAACAGCTGTGAAACCATTAACGAATCTTAAGACTGGAAGGACATCAGCAGCGATGACCATGTAGTTAGGATGGAATTTACCAGTTCTGCGGTAGATTTCTGCTTTTGCTTCTTCAATGACTTCTAAGAAACCATTGTAGTGTTCAAATTTAGAAACGCCAACAGGAAGAGTTTTGTCCCAAACTAATGAACCTTCTTGACTCTTTGCAGCTTTATAAAGCATATCAACGATTTCAGTATCGATTTCATATGCTAATTCACCACATGCTTGTTCAGCGATTTGTTTGTCAAGAGAGAAACCATAGTCAGTCTTAGCTTGGAAAGCAGTGATTTGGTCATAACGAACAGCAATACGTCTTGGTTCAGCAACAAGAGCGATGTGTTCCATTTTTGGACCAATTGTTGGGATGTCTTCAGCTGGGACTTGTTCCATTTGGAATTCTTTAGAGATATAAGCAACTTTGTCACCAGCAACGATGTGTGATGCTAATTCATCAACAGTGTAGAAATTTTCAACACCTTCATGAATAACTTTTGCGTCTTTGCCACCTTCAAATCTACCATTTGCAATAGGTGTTAAGACTAATGTTCCGCTTGAACCAACTTCTTCAACGATAACTTGTGAAGAGAAAGCAGTTCTAGCTTCGTTAGTTTTTCCAAGGCCGAAAACACCATTGAATAAGTCGCCCTTAGAAACGCCACCCTTATCAGTTTTGCTGACATACTTTAAGTATGCAACAGAGCCGCTGTAAGAAGTCATTGGGTGAACGATGACTAAATCATTAGCGATTAATGATGGAACAGCGATGTTTGTAAGATTTAAGCAGAATTTTTTCCAATCGCCTAAGTCAGCTCTAGCTGTGGCAGTTGTGTTTAAGGCTTCTGTTAACCATCTGTTTGTGTTGTCTAATAAGACAGCAGTTGTCAATTTTGTATTTGCAGAAACTGTTTTATCGAAATTCTTTTCAACATAGGCTTCAGCAACTTTTAATTGACGAGAATAAGTTTCGAGTAAATTTTGTCTCATAATAAGTCTTTCCTTTGTATATAATAAATTTTAATAATTATTTCAATCCGGCTAAGATTAGAAGATCATCATCGATTTCATAACCATTATCAGGATCAGAGACCTTAGTACTAGGTGCTTTGGACTCTTTGATATTAACTTTTCCACTACGATTCATACTGAATGGTAATGAATTGAAATTAATATCAGCGGTTAGTAATTCTTCGCAGACAGCATCAACATCATCTAATGAATAATGTTCATTTAATCTGCTTGTAATTTCACTAGTCTTAACTCCAAGCATTGATGCTTTAGACTCAATATATCTATTCATGACACCTTCATATTTTGATTTGTAGTTTCTAGCGATTTCAGTACGGTCATTAATAGTTTTCTTAAGTTGTTTTGCTTCTTCTGTCATTTTAGCAGTAACAGCTTCAACTTCTTGTGCTTTCGCTTCAAGTTTTTCTGTTAATACTCTGACTTCATCAGCTTGGGCATTAAGGCTCTCGGTTAATTTCTTTCTTTGAGTTTGCTTTAGTTCCGTAATTTCGGATTCTTTAGCAGATAGTTTTTCGTTCAAGACTTTAACTTCTTTTTCAAAGCGCTTAGAATCTGCGGCCAATTCGCTTACTCTTGCAAATGATGTTTGATATTTGTTAAGTTCCTCTTTCAGATGTTCGACCTCGGCATCGCCAACTGTTTTAGCAGCTTTAAGATCACTAACTGTTTGCTCAAGTAAATTTTTCTGACGAATCATTTCTTTAAGGCTTTCAATTACTTCTTCATTTCCGTCATCGACAGCTTCTTCAGAGGTAACTTCTTTACTATCAGAAGTTTCATCATCAGCAATTGTAGCAGGCTCTGCAGCTTCTTCAGCAGCAGCCTCTTCACTACTTTCTATATTATTACTCTTTTCAGAGTTATAACCAATTGTTACAACCACTTTTCCTTCTTCTGTATCATCAAATTCTAAAGTGGTAACTTCTAATTCTTTATCACCAACTACGATTGGCTTAAACTCTAAGGATAAGTCTTTATCATAGTCTTTAAATTGGTCAAT